TTCTAAATTAATTCCTGTGTAATAAGTAAATGATATACATTATCTTGGGTATAATAGCTTTTGTACTCATGTACGAAGCTAGAAGCAAGAGTGAAGAGATTGCCGGGTCTAAGCATTTTCATTTAAGTCATGGAGCCTCCAGAGATATGTATCTCAAGATGAAGGGAGATGGAATGAATGAAAAGGGACTCAAGAGATTCGTTTTGATGGAAGATCGTCTCCTCCAAATTGAGAAGATGTCTGTGTGCTCGGGGCTCCCCAACATAGTTGAAGCTACAACATTGTCAAATATGATTAAAGATATGTTCCCTAAATACAATTTTGCCTACCACACCGTACACCTCAAGCAAATCGCAGAACCCCTTAAAATCGTGAATACAAAAATAATATGTTGATATATTATAAATGAAACAAGAACAAGTATTTATTTTGGCTATAATTTTGATGATGTGTTCGTCATCTTCAGTAGGAGTAATGTTAATGATGGGTGGTGACGGAACCACCAGTCCAACTGGACCAACTGGACCAACTGGACCAACTGGACCCACGGCCCCACAATACACGGCATCCTGTGACGATTTGGGAGGTGGTGTAATTGAGAGAATTAATGGTCCTATAAGTGTTGCTTCGTGTAAACAAAAATGTAGCGCCGATTCAGACTGCTTAGGATTTATTCATAAAGTAAACGGGGATTTTTGTCAACTTCATGATAATAAGACCATTACTAATGTAGATGTATGTGGTAGTGGGCTTAAGGTTTACCGTAAATAAGTTAAAATCGTGAACACGAGAGTAACATGTTAAATAGATTCCATAGGAGCATTTTGTGTCTAGGACTTTCTATGTCGTTATAATTATTCACAATATACATGATGAGTCCGTTATCATCGGATTCATGATTGTCATATTTCTTCTCAAGATCGGACATACCAGCTTCACTTTCCCTACCTTTCCTAATATAGTCTGCCACAACATATATGACTGCATCTAAAAATTCCTCAATTGCCATGTTAATCCAGGAATTTTCGGGTGTACCCCACTCTCTCGTGTCAGAATCAACTATAACACCATGACCGTACCTCCTCATACCAAGTGCAAGACGTTCAATCAGTTGTTCACCAATTGACTGCATTTATAAATGTATAGGGTCTATTCCTTAAGTTTACAATATTTCTCTCTTAGCTTTTACTCTGGGAACTGCCTTAGGTGTGGCATTCTTTGTGTTCTTAGCGTTGTTCAACCAAGTCTTCTTGTACCTGGCTAACTGCACCTTGGTGGGACTATGAATCATGATGTAGTTTGTAGCCCTGGCTCTGTATGCGTTGACCATGTTACGTGGAATACCTGAAACGTTGAGTGACTTCATTATGTACTTCTTCTCAAGGTTACGCCCACGCTCCCTCTTCCACTTGTTTACCAAACTTTTCTTCACATCATCCACATTTTTCTTGAAAGGGATACCCGCCTTGTTACCACCAGACATCTTACCTAGACGAATAGTCATTTCGCGGACATCGTTATTGAGAGAAGGCATGACATTCTTGTAACGATCCATCCACCTCTTGCCGTAGAGTTTGATGATGTCTTTTCGGATGGAGTTATCATCTAGACCCCTCTTCTTCATCACCTGATTAGTTCTGATCACCTTCTTTTCTTGAGCTTTTTGTTGTCTCACAACCTTTTTAGCTGGTGGTGTCTTTGGCTTTGGTTTGGGGGCAATCATAGCATTACGCGCCTTCTCAATCTTTTTACAGAGAGTGACTTTGGTTTCCTTTTCATCTAGTTTAATTTTCAGAATCTTGGCAACTCTGAGAAGTTCATCTTTACTGCCATAACTTGTGCACTTAGTCTTACCGATTTTGAAGTTCTTATTAGAACCGGAAAGCTTAACATTCTTATTCTTATCGGTGTTTCTAAATGTAGTGCTGTTCTTGTTCAAAACCGCGTTAATCTTTTTACATATCTCACCCTTTTTGGTACTTTGAGTGATACCCACGATACCTAACTTTTTAGCAAAATCCACGAGATCTGGTTTTGAGAAGCGCATACATTGAACACCGTTGATTTGAATATTGAAAACGGGGTCACGCTTCTTTTTTGGTGCCACCTTAGCAACGCGAGGACCAGTTTTCTTTTTTGGACCCCTCTTTTTTGAAGTACGAGCACCCTTTGTGAGTTGTTTTGGAACTTCCCCAGTAACCTCAATATCACCATTTGTATTCATAATCTTGATTAGTTCTATGGCATCGTTGTAGGCAACAAGCATGTCGGCGGGGCTTGGGGCACCGGCAATTTGAACATTTCCACTTTGAGCAAAGTTATACTTGTGTCCCTTATAGTTGACGTACATAAAGGGGGAAAGTTCGGGTTCAAAATCTAACTTTGTAACGCCGGAGGAAGCATACAATCTCTGTTTACGACTGGCTATGGTGGAGAAGTCTTTGAAGTTTCCATTAATTCTAAATTGACCACTGAGATTGTTATACTCAAATGGATTATACAGGTATGCTTCCTTTTCGGTATACGTATTTACTATGAAACGCCTTATGAGTTCTGGTTGATTCGCGATGTTCGTACCAACAAAACCACCCGAGAAACGAATCTTACCATTCTTGTAAATGTTTACGGTGGCACCCTTAGATTCCGTTCCGTTACTGACAATAACCTTGATCTGTACAGTGAAGAAACTCCTATTTATGTTACCACGCTTACCATATTCACGAGTGTGAGAAAATCCCTCTTGCATAGCACCGTACCTTCCAATGATTTCCTTCGTGTCTATATAAAGACCCTCACCAATAAGTGCGTTTGGTTGAGGGACCTTTAAGAGAATCTTTTTTAAATCAACTAGCTCACCTTGTTGAGGAAACTCCTTGTTGACAGTGGCGTTAAACATACCTGGGTTGAGTTTACTGAAAGTAAGCTGGATAGGTTGGGCAACCCTAAATCTTCCTGCAATATTAGTAGAGGGGGTTGGAGCAACAACTGGAACGGGTGGTTCAAACTCTCTGAGTACGTTATTTATCATTTTTTTGTTTTCATTTGGAAGATTGTTATAGTTGGGAGAATTAATAGCGTCCGAAAATTCGTTATAATTAGCATTACTCATCATATTCTTTTCAAGACGGGTTGGGAACTCTTGTCTCCTTAACATGTTAGCCTCAATCTCTCTAGCGAGGTTGTTGTTGTTGTTGCTGTTTGACGCAACCGAACTTGGAGTGGCAGAGGGACGTAGTTCAACACCCGACTGTTTCACAAACTCTTTGAGCTGTTGGCTCATTATTACTATTTAGTAGTATTTTTTTTAGTAGTCTTCTGTGAATCCCAAACTCTCGTCAACCACATCTAGACCATAAATCACGGGTTGCTTTGGATATGTACGACCATTGTAGGTCACAACTTCTTCCCTGACTTCAATGTCCCTGGAACTGAAAGGACCGGCATAGAAGTCTTGTGTAAACTTGTGTCTGCCCAAGTTGTTAGCCTGACAGTGTTGGTTGAATACCTGCACGAATAGCTTTTGTGGGACGAAGAGATCCTTGCCATACTCAATGAGGGTACTCTCCATGAAGTTGTGGAGGGAGCTCGCCACCATTGCAACCTGCTTCTGAATCTTCTTGAAGTACTCGGGTACCACATTCCAAATATCCTTGTCTCTGAATTTGTTAGAGTAATCTAGGTAAGCTCTCACACACTTGAGAAGGATAATCGGAAGCTCCCTATTCAACTTCTCATCAAGTTGGGGATCCGCCTCCCTGACCTGCTTGGAGAAATTCCACGCGAGAATACGTCGTAGAACAGAGCCAGAGTTATCCTTCCAATTTGGAACTTCATTGCCACCCAACACACCTGGCACCTTCCATTCAATGGAGACAGCAGTTTTGTTCTTCACAGCCACAGACACATCCTCACCAGATACCATAGACTGAAACTCCGCCTGTTCAAGGGCGAGATCACCCTTCACCTCTGGGGCAATAAACATGAAAGAATCTTTGATGGCAGAGAGACCAAACTTCTTCTCAATATTGTTGGAAAGGGTACCAACATCCTCATTCTCATAGAACTTCTTGAAAACCTTTGTAATTAGGGTAGACTTACCAGATCGCGCGATACCCTTGAAGAATGGAATCACTTGCCAGGCATCCAACTCACCCACATCAAAGCAGAGGCGACCACCCATCACATAGGCCCAATCACATACATCCTTGTCAAACTTCTGATATTCCAAAACAGAATCAAAAAAAGGTGTGGGAATGTCTTGCCATTTTTCTACATGGGAAAAGTCGTCAAACTGCTGGTCAAAATACTTGCAAGCAATAATAGTTGGGTCTAAGCACCTGAACTCGGTACTCTCGTAAGGGTAAAAGCGGCAGTCGTATACCCCCTGATCAGGAAGCCATTCTTTACCTACAAAGACACCGTTCCTGAAGCTCCAAACGTGACGACGCTTAGTAATCTCAGGGAACTGAGCGTCAACACACTTGTTCATATTATCAACAACATCCCTATAGACGTTACCACGGCTTGTAAAGTTTTTCCACATAGCAAAGTCGTCATCTTTCTGTGAAAGGGAGTACACAAACTGCTCAATAGTAAACTTTGGTTGCCATGCGCGGGTCCTGTGTCCCTCAATGGTCCTAATCTCCTCACAGCACTGCCCCTTGTATCGGCGATACCCAGCTTTGTAGGTTTGATCAAGGGAATACAGTAAACATTTTTGATAAGGTGTTGAGCTTTCAACCTCTTCCTCATCCATAGTAGAAGGATCACCGTTGCTACTAAACTGTGGGAGAGCGGTGGGGTTATCCACGCGTTCAAAAGAAGTGTAGTGACGACGGATGTTTTCGTACCCATCACTCAATTGCTTCAAGATGTTGTTGATTCTCCTCACGACAGTCATACCGTCGTCATTGGGTTCTTTCTTATGAATCTTAAGATCTCTAGCGTGATTCTTCAGGTTAATCAGGAAGGTTCTCTGTTTGTCCCTAATACCCTTGATAGCTAGGATATCAATTTGACTTGGGTTGGGGTTTCCATGCTCGTCAAAATTTTCCGGGTGCACAAATTGACGGTAACCCAATTCACGGGCATTCCTAAAGTCGTTCGTCTTTAGAGACCACGCCTGTTCAAATTTGTCAATAGTAGTGTGTACCTGATCTTCTTTCATTGACTGGATGTGCTCTTTCTGAAGCTCAATAAGTGCCTCATACTTATTTGGATCCTTATCAATGAAATGGGTATGCTCCATTCTAATTTATTACACTACGATTTTTCTTTCTAAGCCGATTTTGGGGGTTGCATTCGAGCAAGCATTTTAATTAAGATCTTATTTTGGGTCTCAAGTTGGTAACAGAGATTGACTAACGCAGAGCAAACGGTATCCCCATCTGGGGTCGCGAGGAGGGAAGTCATGAGACCAGCGATATCCATGTTATCCTCGTCCTCATCATCATCATTGATATCATACTCATCGTCAGTGAGAACAATCTCCTCGTCCTCGTCTGTAACAATTTCACCCTCCTCAATCTCTTCAATAGGTTCTTCCTCTTCAGGACGTGACGACATTTTAACCTAGACTGAGAAAATTCGAAATCAAAAATGCCGCGTGTTTGCTACCCGAAATTTTTTTCTCTGCTTATAGTACAAAAACTCTCACAATGGCCGGTGGTCTTATGCAACTCGTCGCTTACGGTGCCCAAGATGTGTACCTCACTGGTAACCCTAAGGTTACTTTTTTCCAGGCGGTCTACAAGCGCCACACTAACTTCGCGATGGAGAACATCGAGCAAACTGTTAACGGTACCCCCGCTAACTCTGGTCGCGTCTCCGTGACTGTTGCCCGCAACGGTGATCTTGTCGGTGACATGTACGTTGAGCTCAAGTCGGCCGCGGCTAACTCCCGCTCCGCCGATGGTGATGATGCCAACTGGGTGGCCGAGCGTGCCATCGCGTCTGCCGAATTATCCATCGGTGGTCAGCGCATTGACAAGACCTACCAGCGCTGGTGGCGTCTCTACTCCGAGCTCTACCTCGATGAGTCCAAGAAGGCTAACTGGGGTAAGATGACTACTGCCACTACTGGCAACACTGTCTATTTGCCCCTAGTCTTTTTCTTTAACCGCAATCCCGGTCTTTTCCTCCCACTAATTGCCCTACAGTACCACGAGGTACGCATTGATTTTGATTTAATGGACACCTTCTCCACCTACCTCAATACCGATACCTTCAAGGTGTGGGCCAACTACGTCTACCTTGACACTGAGGAGCGTAGGCGATTTGCCCAGAAGGGTCATGAGTACCTCATCGAGCAGGTTCAGCACACTGGTTCTGACACTGTTACCGCGGGTACCACCTCCAACAAGCGCCTCTCCTACAACCACCCAGTCAAGGAGCTCGTGTGGTGCTTCAACGACCCTGCGTCCGCGAACGTTGCCACCTCTCTCTGGAACTTCACCAAGTACCCAGGTGCCTCCGAGATTGTCCTTGAGTCCAACGCCTTCGTTGAGCTCTCCGGCAACTGCTACGTCCCCACCACTTTCGCGGCGGGCGTTCCCCTTGTCGCGTGCGGCGAGGACGGCTCCGCGGCTGCCTTCACTGAGGAGCACGCCGGTCCCCTCACCGACTTCAAGCTCATCCTCAACGGCCAAGATCGCTTCAAGGCCCAGAAGGGTAAGTACTTCAACCAGGTCCAGGCCTACAACCACCACTCTGGTTGCCCATACCCCGGTGTGTACAGTTACTCGTTTGCCCTTAAGCCCGAGGAGCATCAGCCCACTGGCACTTGCAACTTCTCCCGCATTGACAACGCCCAGGTCGCGGTCACCATCCCAACCGGTGTTGCCTCCACCACCATGCACATGTTCGCGGTCAACTACAACGTCCTCCGCATCCAGTCCGGTATGGGTGGTCTCGCCTTCTCTAACTAAGCATACAAATCAAATTTGTATTTGCTATTAAAATTAATTAATTCTTCATTTTTAAAAATTATACTTTTTAAGATACTCATATATCTTAAAAAGTAAAAGTAAAAGTGGAAAATCATTTATTCATTTATCATGTATCCCAGTTTCGCACCTCTAGTGTATTTAATAATGTCTTTTCCGAAATCATCTAGTTGTGCATCGGGTATTATATTACTTATGTGACCCACCATTTGTTTAATCTCGTTGGGTAACCACCATGGGAATTCAATCTCATCATTCGGTTCCAAAGTGTTAATGTCATCTCTTACGAAAAATAGATTTCCCGTTGTACACAAAAATGTGTATCCCTTTTCTTTGGCAAGTTGTTTGATCAGGAATGGACTCGCACCATGACCATCGTATGATACATCCTTCTCCCAAAGTGGTGTGGAGTTGCAGGGTTCTATGATTACCAACTTTGGTCTCACCTTCTTCAATCCTTTCCATATTTCGTAATCAATGCTGTCAACGTCTATAGAGAGAAGGTCTAAATCTTCTGGAAAGTCATTATTTAAAATGAGATCATCAAGATTATCACCAGTGACGAATTTTTGAACTGGTGTTATGTTTGGATATTCCTTACACGTTTCAAGTAAATCTTTGTACTTACTTTCATCACCCTCAATGTAAAGACCTTTCCATTCTTTATTTTTTATGAGGTTAAATGTATTTGATAGATGTTTTCCATCCCAGGCACCAAATTCGCAACATGTACCAGATGTGATGTTTAACTTATCTAAAATATACTCAATGACACCATCTTCACCATTTTGAGAAAATACATTATTTCTGTGGTCTAGTATCATATAGTTTAGAATCTCATAAAATCTTTAAGTTGAGGTCCGGAAAGAAGACTACTAAACTTCAACAACAGTAATGACGGGAGGTTCGTCATCGTATCCATAGTAACGTATAGAAATTCCAAATTGATGCATTAGGTCTTTGTGAATTTCAGAGTTGATTTGTCTCTTCCAATTTTTTAAGGTTGTGTGAAAGAACTCTAGACCCTCGTCAGAGAATACATTAATGCGCATGAATGGTGTACTACGTACCCGTGACATGTATCTATCAACTGCTTCAGGTAATGGAAGAGCATTATAGTCAACTGATTTAATGATGTCAATGACATAGTAGCCGTGTGCATCACATAATATATTACACTGCATCTCCGGAAAACCTTTTATGTAAGCTTCAAAATCTTGGGAACTTGGAAGAGTTACATAGATTGGTGTATTTTCTGTTATAGTTTCGTATTCTTCACCCAAACCTGGGTGTGTGTGGAAACCTATTTCTGAGTACCATATCTGCTCAATCTCCTTAGATTTAACTGAACAACGACTTTTAGATGTGACATACATCACTTTGTTATCCTCAATTTTACCCGCATATTCCCATTGATTTATGTATGAGAGACGACTCACTTCTTTTAGTTTGTGGATAACTTTACGAGGTAGTTTGATTCTCTTTTTCCTGGATGATACAAATGTAGGAGGTTTAGAGAGTATAACCTTCATTACTATAAGAACGATGATTTTCAAGACACTCTTGGAAAGTCTATTGAAAACGGAAAAACCCAAATTGGGACGATGGTCCCTAAAGACGTGTACCGAAGTAGCAGCCTCAATCAATTCTGTGTATCAAAACAGAGATCACTGTGGTGACACCATTTGTAAAACACCAAAGAGGGCTTCTGAATACTTAAAACAACCCACCCGTAGTCATTCTCATCAGCGTACCTAGGAGTGTAAAACTACTTGTCATAGAAGCCATTGGAGTAGTGGGAATACTACCAGCTGCCCTTACAGATGAAGAGCAGAGACACAACGCGCAAATTAACATTAAGAAGGGTGTGATATTTCTCATTTGTAATATACTTAGAAGTTATTCGTGTTGAGTAAATATGTACTACGATGTTTACACTGACGGGAGCTGTTTGGGAAATCCTGGATCTGGTGGTTGGGGTGTGGTCAGTAGTGATTTTAAGTTATGTGATGGACAATCTAATACAACAAATAATCGGATGGAGATGACTGCAATTGTCAAAGCTTTGGAAGAGTCTTTACGAAGGGATTTTTTGGAGGTCTGTATTTACACAGATAGTAACTATGTGAAGCAGGGGATTACCCAGTGGATTCACAAATGGAAAAAGAATGGTTGGAAAACTTCATCAGGGAGTGATGTAAAAAATAAGGATCTTTGGATTGAAATTGATACACTTCGTAATCAATTGAAAGATGTTCAGTGGAAATGGGTGAAAGCCCATAACGGAAATCCTCTCAATGAAGAGGTGGATAAACTCGCGAAAGATTCCGCAAAAAAATATATATAGATAAAATAAAACATGGGTGTGATTATAAATTTACCAAACAATGTAACACACTATGCTTCCATCAACACGAACAATATTCACATTCGTAAAGAAAGTCATACTAATATTGTTTTGGGTGACTACAACGAATCAATTGAACAAGTTCAATGGAAATATAAAATTACTGCCGGTATTTGGATTTGGGATGATGAAACATATTACACTGAGAGAGCTGTAAATTATGCAATCGGAGATACCATGGTTGTAGTTATTACTGATACAGTTCCAACCGATATTTACACTTTGATTTATAATAAGTATAAATCAACTTTGCATTCTTACACCGATGATATTTAAAAAAAGTATCCGTGTAACATAATGGAACCCCAGAAGGAAACACACCACTGGTGTGAGAAGCAGGAGAAGCTTCTCAAGTCCTGGGCTGAACGCGCTGCCGGATATAGGTGGCTCCATAATCACGCACGTTTACATTACAAAAAACAAAATGACTGGCTAGCCTATCCCTCGATCATTATAGCATCAATAACCGGTGTTGGCGGCTTTGCTGTCCTTAATCCAAGTGGTAATGATGATGTCTCAACCGATACTAAGAACAAGATCATGATCATTCAGTATATGTTTGCATTCCTAAATGTACTCGCAGGTATACTCACATCTATCAGTAAGTTTAGTCAAAGTTCAACATTAGCAGATGCACACTCTCTCATGTGTGTACAATATTCCAAGTACTATAGAAATATAGACATGGAACTCTCTTTGGATACAGCTGATCGCACATGTGTCATAGATTTTGTTAAGAAGTGTAGAGAAGAGTACGACCGGCTTCTTGATGACGCTCCAGACATACCATCAATTTCTATACAGGCTTTCAATATAGAGTTTCCAGATCGCATTAACAAACCCGATGTATGCAACGGTCTAAGTATTATCGTGAGTGACGAGACAAACTCTCAGATTGCTTCACAAACTAGTGTAAAAAGATGGTTAGGTGCATTTAACGCTATAAGGCGTAAGAGTCACGATAACGGTTCTAGGGACGAACTTCACA